AGAAGAAGATAAAGTATTCTGGGAAATATTTGATGAATTTAATAAATTTGTAAGTAACAAAACAAATTGTTCTGTTTTACATCATCCAAACTTAGAAGCAGATGATCTTATAGCAGGTTGGATACAGGCACATCCTAAGGATAATCATGTAATTATATCTACTGATGGTGACTTTGGACAACTAATAGCTAAGAATGTAAGTCAATACAATGGCGTACAAAATACTATTATTACACACGAAGGATACTTTGACGACAAGAAAAAATTACCTATCATAGATAAAAAGACAGGCAAAGAAAAACCTGCTCCAGATCCTGAATGGTTGTTATTCGAAAAATGTATGAGAGGTGATACTAGTGATAATGTGTTTAGTGCTTATCCTGGTGTAAGAACTAAAGGAACAAAAAATAAAGTAGGCTTATTAGAAGCATACGCGGATAGAAAAAGCAAAGGATTTAATTGGAATAATCTGATGTTACAACGTTGGATGGATCATCAAGGAGAAGAACATAGAGTTCTTGATGATTACAATAGAAACGTTGTTCTGTGTGATTTATCAGCACAGCCTGGCAACATCAGATCCATTATAAATGACGTAGTAGAAGATGCTATGGAACAACCTAAAAGCATAACACAAGTTGGATTACATCTTATGAAGTTCTGTGCTAAACATGACTTACAGAAGATAGCAGATAATGTTCAACAATATGCTGAACCACTACAGGCAAAATACTCATAGGAGGCAATTATGATAAAAGCAAAACCAATACTTAAAAACAAATTTTGGATCATAGAAAATAATGGTCAAAGAATAGGCACATTATCTAAACAAGAAGATAAAAGATATATGTATAGTTGTGCTACTGGTACTGAATATTTTTCAGATACAAAAAGTTTCAACAGTTACATAGGAGGAGTCAGTTGGGATAAGACAAGTATTTCAGATGCTGGTTCTACAACAAAAGAAATACATGGATTTAGTACTTCAACCAAACCTCATAATGTTGTTTACAATGTACAAAAGAAACTTCCGCTTTTTACAAAAAGTAAAAAATCAAAAAGTTTATATTGTGCTGGATATTACATAATCAAGTTTGATAAAGGGTGGGTAAGAAGTTTTTGTCCGAAACTTGTTACTCTTGAAACTTATGATTATAAGGGACCTTTCAAGACAGAATTTACTATGAGAGAGGAACTTAAAAATGCAAACAAAAGAAGCTATTAATACTATTCCTATTCAAAAATTTATCCAACAGGTAAAGATTGCTGATTCAGGTCAGCATAAAGAAATTAGGATGAATATACAAGAAGCTAAAAATTTAATGTTTTCTTTAAGCACAGTCATTGCTAATACACAAGGCAGATTAGAACAACTAATTGTTGATAATAAATCTACAGGTGAAGAAACTGTTACAATAGCAATGGATGGTGGTTCTGAGTGGAAATAAACAGATAGTTTAACCTAAAAAGAGATAAATATATACGTATATAATTTAAAGGATACGTATATGAGTAGACCAAAACCTACAGTAATATTAGAGAACATAGACAAGAATAATTATAAGTGTGAACAAATATTAAAGGCTGAAGCTATATGGGCTGTCTTTTTTAAAGGTGCTCCTTTTAATTTAAAAACATCTAATGCTTTAACAAATTACCCCGGACCTAAGTATAAAAAGGTTTCTTTTTCAAATCCAGGCCATGCTCATAATCTAGCTAAAAAGCTAAATGAGATGTTCAAATGTAAAGACTTCTCCGTTTATAAATTAACTGATGGAGAAGTGGTAACTGATGAATGAACTGGAAAGAAACATACACTAAGATCTTCCTAAAACAGGCTGATATTGCTATTAGTGAAACTTCACTGAAGCAGTACATGCCTTTATGGTGGCAGAATACCAGAGGCAAGGCTAAAGGTGGATTACGCCTTACCGATGACGGCTTTGATTTTCTAGCAGAAAAAATAGATCTACAGATGTATGAGATACCATTTCCTAAAGATTTTACCATTACTACCCAAACTGTCATTTTTTTAGACCAATTCATAAATTGTCCATACTATCTTGGTAACAGAAGTATATGGGTAACGGACGAAAAGAAGTCTATGGAACTACATCTTTTCTCAGGTGATCTCCGAAAATATGGTTTAGTGAAAGCAATCGAACGCCAAAAAAAATAATATTTTGGTAAAAAAGAGGTTGACTTTTATCTAATTGATGCTATACTGTATACATAGTTAGAAATTAGGCACTGACACAAAAAGGAGTACAAAATGGAAAACATCGCACTAAGAACAGTTAGTCCGAACGGAGCCAAGAGAAGCATCCGTAGGGCATTCAAAAAGAAAAGACCAATTTTTATTTGGGGACCTCCAGGCATTGGTAAGTCTGAAGTAGTTCACCAAATTGGTAATGAATATAAAAAATCACTTGTGATTGATATCAGGCTGTCACTTTGGGAACCAACAGACATTAAAGGTATCCCATATTTTGATAGCAATGCTGGTACAATGGTTTGGGCACCACCATCAGAGCTTCCAGATGCGGAAACTGCTAAGAAGCATGATATTATTATCCTGTTTATGGACGAAATGAATTCTGCTCCGCCAGCAGTACAGGCGGCGGCTTATCAGCTAATACTTAATAGACGTGTTGGTACATATCATTTACCAGAAAACGTTGTTATCGTAGCGGCTGGTAACAGAGATGCTGACAAAGGCGTTACTTATAGAATGCCTGCTCCGTTGGCAAATAGATTTGTACACCTAGAAATGAAAGTTGATTTTGAGGATTGGTTGCAGTGGGCGGCTGAGAATCAATTACATTCAGACGTTGTAGGTTATATTACATTCGCAAAGAAAGACTTGTATGACTTTGATCCTAAAAGTCCTAGTCGTTCATTTGCTACACCGCGTTCTTGGTCATTTGTTTCCGAATTATTGGAAGATGATGATGACGAGAATACCACTACCGATTTGGTAAGTGGTGCCGTAGGAGAAGGACTTGCCGTTAAGTTCATGGCCCATCGTAAGGTTGCTTCGAAACTTCCTAAACCAACTGACATCTTAGATGGCAAGGTTAAGGAGTTAGAGACTAAAGAAATCAGTGCCATGTATTCCTTAACAGTCTCTTTATGTTATGAACTGAAAGAAGCCTGTGATAAAAAGGATAAAAAGTTTGATACGAAAGTTAATAACTTCCTTAGATTCGCAATGGATAATTTTGATACAGAATTGGTTGTAATGGGTATTAAGTTAGCCCTCACGCAATACTCATTACCAATTGACCCAGATGAGGTTGACTGTTTTGATGAGTTCCATAACAGGTTTGGTAAGTACGTAACTGCGGCTCAAAGTGCTTAATAGCACTAGGAGTTTGGGCGTCTCCTTAAAAAAACGCCCACTTTTTCACTTGACAAATGATGGAAAATGTTGTATATTAAATATATAATAAGGCAATACGGAGAGGCACATGACAATAGATACTAAAGGATTTGAACCAAAAAAGCTAAAAAAAGAAGAGCTAGAGGCAATGAGATCAGACGTTGCTGATAGAATTATTGTAGCAAGAGTTGGTTTATTACTTAGACATCCATTCTTTGGTAACATGGCAACTAGACTTAAGGTTGAAAACTGTGATGATTGGTGTCCTACTGCCGCTACAGATGGTAAGCATTTATTTTACAATACACAATTTTTTAATGCTCTTTCTAACAAAGAAATAGAGTTTGTTATAGCACATGAAATACTTCATTGTGTTTTTGATCATATCATAAGAAGAGAAGACAGAGATCCACACATATACAACATCGCTTGTGATTACATTGTCAACAATACATTAGTCCGTGATAAGATAGGTGATCCTGTAAAGATGATTCCTATATATCAAGACTGGAAATATGATGGTTGGCAGTCAGAAGCAGTATATGATGATATTTACGAAAAGGCTAAAGAGAACGGCAAAAAGTTTTTAGAACAAATGGGCCAACTGCTAGACGAACACATTGACTGGGAAAAGAAGCCAGGTCAAAGCAAAAAAGGCAAAGGCGGAAAAGGACAAAAACGTCCACACTATACAAAAGAAGAAATGAAAAAGATTAGAGATCAGGTAAAAGAAAACATGATCTCTGCGGCACAATCCGCTGGTGCTGGTAATGTTCCTGCTGAAATAGAAAGAATGATAAAGGAACTTACTGAACCTAAAATGAACTGGAGAGAAATACTTAGACAGCAGATACAGGCAACTGTAAAAAATGACTACACTTTTAGTCGTCCTAGTAGAAAAGGTTGGCATACTGGTGTTGTGTTACCAGGCATGAATTTTGATCAGCAGATAGATTGTGCTATTGCTTTTGACATGTCAGGCTCGATCGGAAATGATCAAGCAAAAGACTTTTTATCTGAAGTAAAAGGTATCATGGATGAATTCAAAGAATACAATGTTAAGTTGTGGTGCTTTGATACTGCCGTGTACAATGAAAAGGATTATTCTAGCACAGACGGAGAGGACTTTTCAGACTATCAACCTGTAGGCGGTGGTGGCACTGAATTTATGTGTAATTGGGAATATATGAAAGAACATGATATACAGCCTAAAAAGCTGATTATGTTCACAGACGGTTATCCTTTTGGTAGCTGGGGTGAAGAAGATTACTGTGAAACAGTATTTGTAATACATGGACATCATGACAGAAACTTTACTGCTCCATTTGGAGTAACTGCTCATTACGAGGATGCTTAATTATATATGAAATTAAAATACAAACTAAATCCGCAAGATTATTTCAAGTTTAGAAAACTTAATCATCAAGCACCACATTTGGCTGTAATCGATTTGCCATTGAAATATAACATCCAAAATGCTATAGAAACTTGGATTGATTCTAATCTTAAAAACAGATATTTCATTGGAAAAGCAATAGGTTTAACCAAAAACAACAGTATTGATCAGGTCCTTAGAGTAGGATTTGAGGATCCAAAAGAGCTTTCTTTTTTCGTTTTAGCTTGTCCACTTTTGAAGTACAAGTAAATACTGAGCAGATAATTACTATATAAAGGAGTATAAAATATGTCTGAAAACACAACTGTACAAGGTACAAAACCCGCTGAAGCACCTACTGGAGCACCGGCTCAAGGCACACCGCCTACTGGAGCACCTGTAGAACTTACAGTACAAGATCTTGGAGTTATTAAATCCATTATCGATGTTGCTTCACAAAGGGGTGCTTTTAGAGCAAATGAAATGGAAGCCGTTGGCAAAACTTTTAACAAACTAGACTCATTCCTTTCTACTGTTCAAAAAGCTGAAGAAGAAGCAAAAAAGGCCAACGCAGGTAAACTAGAAGAGTCTAAAGGAGACAAGTAATGGCTGATATAAAACACGTAGGTCGATTAAAAACAAACCAGAGAAAGGTTGTTGTCGCTTACAAAGTCATACCAAATGAAGATCCAGCAGTAAGTGCATTGGTAATTGATACGGCAACATTAGATGATGCTGATCATGACGCCTTGATTAATACTGTTGAAGGTAACGCAGGCCAGTCAGCATTTGAATTTGCAGAAGTAATGGCAAGAAGCACATTGCCAGATGGTGCTAACATGTTAGCTAAATTTCATGCTACAGGAAAGTTAGTAAAAGTACCACATACTTCAATTGAGATGATGCCTAATCCAAACACAACTATAGGATTAGATGAACTGGTTAAAATAATAGCTGAACAAAGAGGAACAACTATTGCTGGATTAGCAATGAAAAATCCAGATGAGTTACCAGAAGGTACAACTATAACAGAAGCTGGTTCGGTAAGTGATATGCCAAAGGCATCAAACGTAGCGGCTGAAGCACAGGCGGCGAATATTCAAGCCCCAGACAATGCGGCATTGACAGATGAGCAATTAGCGGCGAGCTATAGATCTCAGGCTGATAGACTTTATAAAGAAGCAAAAAGTCTAAGAGAACAAGCTGAAGAGCTAGTTCCTACGAAAAAGAAAAGCAAAGCCAGTGTCAAAGCGGCTTCCTAGTGATGTAATTAAGCATTGGCCAGACGTTTTCAAAGACATTGATATACACACTATCCCCATAAACTATCTTAGTTCTATTAAGGTAGAGTTTAAAAAAGGTAGAATATGGGAGATAGATTGTAATGCTAAAAGAGAAACAGGAGCTGATCTAGACAAAAGTATATCCGACCTGTTTAAACAGTACGGAGATGATATTTTGCACGTTGATTTTAGGTTAAACACGCCTAAACTAAAGAGGGACATAGAAAAACGTACTAGGGCATTCTTAAAAAACCCAAGAAAAAAGAGAACACTATAATTGATTAATGTGATAAATATATGTAACAATGAATTAGGAGTATTAGATGGGTACTTTAAGACTTAAAAGAGGAACAAAAGAAGCACTACAAACCAACCCTGGTTTTACACCTGCGGAGGGTGAACTTGTTTATACAACGGATAGTAAAGAGGTATTTGTAGGCGATGGAGCCACACAAGGTGGCGTACCAGTTTCAGTATCCACACAAAACCTAGAAGATTTAGGTAATGTTCAAGCACTAGCGGCACAAAAAGATCAAATATTAGTATATACAGGATCAAACTGGGCCGCAACAGATAATCCAGCAGTAGACATACGTGGTAACATATACGGTGACGATTCAACACTATTAGTTGATGCTATCAACGGAAAAATAGTAGGACCAGTAGAAACTTCAACAGTATCCGCAACTACATTAACAGGAAACCTTACAGGAGATACTAATGGATCTCATACAGGAGGAGTTGTTGGTGATGTGGTCGGAAACGTTGTAGGTACTGTTACAGGTTCATTGACAGGAACAATGACAGGTTCAGTATTTGGTGATGACAGCTCAGGATTATTAGTAGATGGAATAAACAACAAAATTACTGGTGCTATCAATGCTATGAATGTTTCAACCTTTGATAACACTATCAACATAGGTACAAAGGTATCTAATCCGGCTTTTAATTATAATACAACCTCTACCAACGGTGCTTTCCCACAGTCAACTATACAAATAAGAAATGTACACAATGATGTGACAGCAGACGAATTAGGTCTTTTCAGATCCAGAGGAACTTTAGGAGCAAGAACAACTGTACAAGCAAATGATGTAATAGGTGGATTTGGTTGGTCAGCATATGATGGAGCATCAGTTTTAATTGGTGCGAACATGAATAGTATAATTAATTCTGTTTCATCAAACAATCTATCAGCAGATTTAATAATTAGAACCAGAAACGGTGCTATATCAACTTATGGCGAAGCAATGAGAATTAAAGCTGATAAGGGTGTAACGACACAAGGTTATATTCAGTTTGGAAGTTACACGACTACACAAAGAGATGCTTTGACTGCCGCTAATGGTATGGTAATATATAATTCTACAGATAACAAGTTCCAAGGCTATGAAAATGGTGCTTGGGCTAATTTAATTTAAATAACTTTCCTTTATCATATAAATCAACAATTTCGTTGAAAGGTATATCTGTGCTGAACTGACAGTGAAATCTATAATCATTTGTTTCATTTGTGGCATTATGATATTCTAATAAATTAAAAATTACGGCTGTATGGTCTGTGTAATTAATAGTTTCCTGTAATTTAAATTCAGCATTATCGTAATCACTGTATTCTCCTGATTCTAGTGTCCAAAACTTTGTAGGTCCAAAACTGCGAATGTCTAAAGGATAGACAGGAATACTAATTACACTTACTCTTGGTACAAAAGGATTCTTTTGATCTACATGGATCTTTCCTATAGTAAACGGCGTCTGTCCTAGTATTTCATAATGTACATCAACTAAAAATTTTTTACCAACTTCATCCATTAGCTCTGTTGGAATAATATCTCTAGGACAATACCAATTCCAATCTGTTTTTCCATACTTGTCTGGCTTTGTTCCTGTATAGGCAAAATTGTCTTTATGTTTTAAAATATGATCAGCAAGTTTATTTCTTGTTTCTTCAGTAAATGTAAGCTCATTTATTTTTTGAAAGTACGGTCTCATTTTCTTCTCCATATTGGATAGCTATTTTTAATTTTTTGTTTTATGTCATCAAAAGTATTATGTGTAAACCGTAACTTAAATAATATTCTATCTTGGTCTTTTTGAATCGGCACACTATGATTAATGCTAGTGTTAATTAATGCCACGTCATAATATTCATCTGGATATCCTTCAAAATTTATTGGAGTCTGGCCGCCTTCTAATAAAAAATTTATGGCACACAAGGTACCTACATCAGTATGTACTAAGACTTCTGTATCTTGTTTTTGTGTAAGAAAACTAGCTTTTATATCATCAGTATCACAAACTTTTTGAAATAATGCTTTAAGACGTCTACTTTCTGTCAGATCAAAATCTGTTACTTTTGGTTCTCTTGATGCTGTCCATGATTCTTGCTCTGTCCACCATTTGTCGTCTTTGTCAATAAATGATAGATCATCATTGTATTCTATTCCTTCGTTATATATCCATGTAAGAGTTTCCTTATTAATAGGTTGATATCTAAATACTTTAGATTCCTCTAATAATTTTTCTTTATCATGTTCCATTGAAAATTTAAATATACAGTCTTCCATTTTAATCTCTCCTACCTAAATAATACATTCTGTTGCCCATGTCTAAAGCAACTATGTCACCGGTGGCAAACCAATCATCGTATATACAAGTATCTCCTTTTACATAAAGTTCATGGTCAACTATTTTCCAATCACAGTAAAATTTGTTTCCTAAAATTGTATATCCTTCAAAACATCTTTGTTTTACATATTCTACATATTCTAAGTTATCGAATTCTATGTTTATAGTAATAGGTCCTATTTCACTCATTCCCCAATTAGGTTGTACTATTGCTCCTCTTTTAACAAACGCCTCTATCATTTCCCAAGATACAGGATCACTACCACCTAATATTCTTTTTCCAGATAGATCACAATCTGTAAATCCTTTTGTGTTCATCAAAGCTGTCATCTGAGCAGGTGCTAAAAACGTATGAGTATAGTGTTGGAAATTTTTTAAAAAAGTAAAAGGATTAAATTTATTAAGAACTGTCACTTCTGCGTTTACACTGAAAGCAGGTAAACTTTGTGCTAACAAGCCACCAGCATGGGTCATTCTTGTAACAGTCAAAATTTTACTTGACACAGATATCTTTTGGGCTTCTACGGCTACCTTATTTGCCGCCTTTAGGTTTTCAGGAGACCTAAAAATTTCTTTGGATGGACCTGTTGTGCCACTACTAGAAATGGTTACACCCTCTTCCAAAATTTTACCAAAATCAATCATTTTCATATCTTTCCAAACTATTATTGATTTGATTATTCACTTTAACGAACGTGCAAAGCTCATATAAGCGGTTTATGTGTTCTGCGCCTACATACGTACATGTACTCCTTAAACCCCCTTGTAACTGCTTTAAAATGCGTTTAATAGGCCCTTTACAGGGTATTAACAAGTCTCTACCTTCGTTGGGTTTGTAATCCATTTCGTCTGGATTTGTTTTATTGTACATTTTGGTACTGCCCAATCCATATAAATTTACATAGTGTTTTCCATCTATTTCTACCTGGTTATCACACTCATCACTACCACTTACCATACCCGCTATCATAACAATTTTGGCTCCTGCTCCTATTGCTTTCGCAACATCACCCGGAGTCACACAACCTCCATCAGAAACAATATCCAAACCAAATTTTGTTGCTTCAGGATAACAATCCATTATAGCACTCAATTGTGGTACACCGACTCCGACTTCTGATCTCGTTTTACAAGCCGCTCCACTGCCTACACCTACCTTTATTAAATTTGCTCCTGCCATTGCTAGTTTTTTAATTACTGACGGAGTTGCTATGTTTCCAGCACAAATTTTTATGTGTGGAAATTCTTTTCTAAATTGTTTTATTGTTTCTACCATTCCTTCAACATTAGCATACACATTAGC